TGTACCAGTTGTCCCAGATAGTTCTAAAGCAGACATACCAGTTTTGGTAGATCCAGCTGTATAAACTACATCTGCATTCAAACCAACATCAGTTTGAGCTGGAGAACCAGCACTCTGAATTTCGAATACAGCATTAGGGTCATCTTGTACAAAAGCTACAATATCAGCCGATACAGTTCCAGTGGGGAAAAAAGAACTAAACACAACGTCACCGCTGCTATTAGTAAATTGACACCCTCTAAATATGCCTACTGATTCATCACCAGCTGCTGCTACTAAAATAGTACCAGTATTAAGCATTTTAACTAAATCGCCTGAAAAAATATTCCCCGAAGCTGCTGAAGCTATTTTATATTCTGTTGTACCACCGTTGGCAACACCAGAACCTAATTTACCTACCAGCCTTGCTCCAAATGGGGCATCTTTGTTAGCCATAATAAGTCACCTTATATTTTAAAATTAATTTTTGACGATCAACTACGTTGACCACCTCCAAAAGTTACTTTGCTTGTTCTTTCCGGTGTTAAAATCGGAGAGTTAGGATCGGATTCCCTTAAGAGATCATTGTCCACAGCGTCTTGCTGAGTTCTTGCACGAGCATTAAAATAGGAGTTTCTTTCCTCTCGCGTCTCATTCGGGATCTTAGCCAAAAGCAAACCGCCAACTGAAACTACCCCTGCATGTTTACCGTCATCAATAGTAGGAAGCGCGAAATCACCTATCTCCTCGGATCTAACAAGGTCGAAACCTTCTCTCATCCTAGAAGTTACATTCTTTCTGTCTTCGTTACCAGCGAGTTCAGCTCTAATCCACCTGTAAGTATAACCTTCAGGCGCGGGGGGAGTATCCAACATTGATGGTGGACTCCAGGGTTTGCGAGCTTCTTTCGTTGCTCGAGTGTCGGCAGAACGCGAAGTTCTGTTTAAATCTTTTTTATTATCTTCTTTCATAATTGTTACCTTTTAACATATCTTGCGTACTCTGTTAGGGGTACGTTTAATCTTTTAGCCATCTGAACTTCAGACGGAGACAATTTTACTTGTCTTTTATTAGAGCCAGCATTACCAGCTACTCTTCCAGCCGAAGCCACTTTTTGTTGAGGCTTAGATTGACTACTAGAAGATTCTGAAAACTTTTGAGGGAATGCATTACGAATTCTCTTGTCCACTTCAGTATAGTACTCATCTGTTCCAAGGTCAAAGCCTTCATTTCGTAATTGTGCATGAATGGTATAAGCACTTGTAGTCATAATTTCATCTTGACCAAACCATTCGTTTTTTTCTATCCAAGACTCATCTGTTGAAGTAAGTTGTGGTTGCTGTTGTACTGGTTGCTGTTGTGGAATGTAATCTTGATAATTTGATTGTTCTTGAACATTTTGTTGATGTTCTAATTGTTGTTTAGAAACATTAACTTTGTTTTCTTCTATTGCAATTTTTGAAAGTACATCTTGAGCTTTGCCTACTTTGTCATAATCAGCTACTTCGTGAGCATTTTTTAATGCTGCTAAAGCTTGAGATTTTTGTGACTTAAGCCTGCTTTCAGCTTCATTTAAATAAGACTTATCACTAAATGATGATTTAGTTTTTAAGTTTTCATTTTCTGCTGCTATTCTTTTTGCATACTCATACGCAGATTCTTGACCACGCTCTGCTTCTCGTAACTTACGAGTTAGATTGTTAATACGTTTTTTAACCTTCTCAGAATAATCTTCTAGTTCTTCTTCTGATTTAACTTCTTGTGTTTCAGAAACATCCTCAATAGCTTGTTCAGCTTCTTCATCTACCGGAGCTAAGTCCGCTATTTTACCGCTAGGTTTTTCTTCGGGTATTTCTACTTCGACAACCTCGCTTTCGTCAATAATTTCTTCTTTAATTTCAGACATGTTTACTCCTTATACTGCAAGAATATCGTCAGGATCTAATATAGTAGCAATTACTTCATCATCGTTAATGATTCTGCATTCAGACTCATCTCCCAATCTAAAGCGAGCGCCAGCATATCTGCCTATTAATACCCATTGTTTTTCCTGACACCAAGGCCCAGTAAACTTACTGGAGTCTTTGTAGCAATCAGGACCCATTTTTACAACATACCCTACAACGGTTGCTAGAGATTCTCTATCTACCGTTGACTGTACCAAATGAATTCCTCCTTCTGTTACAGCCTTACCTGCGTATGGAAGAATTAATATTCTCCATCCTGTAGGTTGGGGCATTCTTTGTAAAATTGATTTATCTAAAAGAGTAGGATCTAAAACTCTAGCTCCTGGCTCTATATACGGAATATTATCCGTAGTAGATTTAGTTTCTTTTGTAGCGGTTTCTTTTTCTTTGACTTCTGCTTCTATTGCGTGTGCAACATGATCAGGTACGTGTATCTTCGGCATCTTCTTGTATTTTTCCTAGCAGTTCTCTAAATGAATTTTCTGCGTCAACTAGAGAACTGTAGCGTCCACACAGATACTGATATTGCGCAAAGTCTTTAGTCCCAGCTAAAATTACATCCTTTACGCTTTCTTTTTGAGCCTCAATTTCTTTAAAAAATTTTTGGCTTACCCAAACTATTGACACTAATAAATGCCAGAAAACTTGCCACCGAATTCGGCAGCGCCCATACCTCTAGCTTTACCTTTACCCATTCCAGGTTTAGGAGTTGTGCTAGCGTCAAAAGTTCCTGCGTTACTTTTTAAAGAAACAGAACCTTTGTTACTGTAACTATTCTTATTGGTAGTTACTTTTGGAGTTTTTTGTTGTGATATATCAATTCTTTTTATCATGTTGTTTATTATCTTGGTTAAATAAAATATTTGCAAGTTTTTATTTGCCTTGGCCTCTGTATTTTTTATACTGTTTTTTTGCGTTTTTATTTTTAGGATAAGTGTTGTTGCTATCGCCTATAGAAGTTCTTTTAGTTTTGCTTTTTTGTTTGTCTATACCAGAACCAAGAGTTTTAAATTTTAACGGCATTACTGTTGTTTGTTTTGCATGTCAGCTATTTTAAATCTAGCTTGTTGTTCCATTCTTGCTCTGGCCGTATCATCTCTTAGTCCAGCAATATCTTCTTGGGTTTCAATTCTTTCTCTATCAACATTAATTCTTTGTTGAGCTTCTTGAACTTTTCTTTGTTGTTCAGCTGCAAACTGTTGTTGTTCTATTGAAAGCTCTTGTCCTTTTAATGCTAGTTCTTGTTTTCTAATTGCAACCAAAGGATCTTCATCTTGAGGTGCTGCAACTTTTTGATTGTATTCAATCAATAACTCAGCAAGTATTGGAGATGAGAATTGAGCCAACATATCTCCTGCTTGAATTGACAAAGCTTGAGCTTCTTCTGGTTGTGCTTGTTGAGCTTGTTGTTGCAAACCTTGGAACTGTTGCATTATTTCAGGAGGCATTTGTTGTTCAGCTAGGATGTCTGCTTTCATTTGTAAATGTTGCATTATATGAGAATGTATTAAAGCTTGAACTTGTGCGTTCATTTGAACTGGTGGCGTATTTAACAAAGACATGTGAATTGAAATATGAGCATCATGATTTTGTTGTGGGAACGCTTGAGCTTGTTGACCTAATAACAATTGATTGTTTTCAAATCCAGCTTCTAAAGGAGTAGGATCTGTAGGTGGTGGTGGAGTTAATATTTGATCTATATTGTCTACACCTATAGCTGCATACATTCTTTTGTACGCTTCGTAAGTACCACTAGG